TTGGTTTGGACAGGTTGGAGAAAATGATTTTTTTATTCAAAAATGCGGCGGAGCAGTCGGGATGTATTAGGATTAATTATAATTAAAGTAATTAGTATTACAATAATTGAATGTATGTTTTTATTTACGAAATAAATAATTTCCCAGCTTCTTTTATTTTTATCAGCTCCTATAATTAACAGAGGTATTCTTCTCAAATTACCCCAATTTTTGGAATTTTCTGTTTCTGACCACAATTGTATTATTAATGGAATTTTATAAGAGATTACTTTATTATTATTCAAATAATCAACATCCATATGTCCTTTGAAATTATTTTTCTCTATCTTATTAATTAAATAAGATCTATAGTTTTTACTAAATATAATAGCATGAGAACCATGTGGCGTATTAACTGTATAAAAATTTTTATTTATTTGACTGAAAGCTCCAAAAGTTCCAAAAGATAACGCATTAAAACGATTGTTTTTTATATAATCGTCTATTTTTTTATAATGTGATATATCACGGTTGTAAATTTCTGCGTCATCTTCTAGTATTATAATATTTTCATAATCTCTAGTTTTATTAAATAAAGTGTAATAAGCATGTATTATATCATTACTAGATATTTTTATATATTCTGGCTTATTGCATTTTTTAAACCCTTTATTATATTGAATTATAGTTTCCTTTGATAGATTTAATAAAAACGGGCGAGGTTTAAATCTATTTGAATTTTCCATGGTTAAAATAAAAGTAGCATCTACATTAGATAATATGGGGTTATCGACATGGTTTATTTTTTTATAATAATAACAAGTCATTGTAATATTATTACATATTTTTATTTTAAAGACTTAAAATTTAATAAAGATGCAAAACAAAGCCATAATATAAGAGGAATCAAGAATTTATCATTGTAATCAGTGTATAATTTTACCGTGATTAGAAGAGATAATATTATATTTACTAGACCTAAATGTTTATTCTTATTATACATATAATACCAAAAACTTAACAATAGTGTTAAAATATAATATAATTTTTCGGTTTTATTTTTGTTCCAACTATGACCTAATAAAAGTAATAAAATTGGCCACACGATAGCAAAAACATAACCAGGTGGTCTAAAAGAGATATTTTTACCGATTTCTTCATTAACTGGATAAAGCACGGACATTAGATAAACAGAAATAAGAGGGACATAATTCATTAATATATAATATAAAAATATATTTAAATATTATACTATAATGAATTCTGAGTTAGTCAAATGTATAAATACTTTTTTAGAAATAGAGAATGATTATTTAAAACAAATATCATTAAGTTTAAAAACCAATGGAATAGCAGTTATAGATATAAACAGATTCAATCTTTCTAAAAATGATTTAAATTTCGTCAAAAAAACAAATTGGCTAAACGAGATAAAAAAAATCCAATTAAGAGATTTTAAAACAGAAAATCCAGAAAACGGGTTTGTTTTAGGAGCTTTTGGAGCTTTGGGAAACCCAGCAAGTTTTCACAATGAACTATTATATAAATTAAGATACATTTTATTTAATAAAATTAAGAAAGCTTTCTATTATTTAGACAAAGATAGAAAATTAGAGATGTTATTTGATAGAATAGCTATAAGAAGACAAGGTACGACTACTTCTGGGGAAACTTTTCACAGGGATACTTGTAGTTTAAAAAAAGATGAAGATCATATATATGGCGGTTGGATAAATTTAGACGAAGAAATAACACAATATTTTTCTTGTGTCCCGGGTACACACACTTGTAATGGAAAAGGAGGTTTCGAAAAAATAAGTGAAAAAGATAAACAATATGCAAAACAGATGAAGACTAAAATAGAAGTAAAACCCAAGAATATAGTTATTTTTGATCAAAATATAATACATGAAATTTTCCCTCAAAAACAAAAAAAGGACAATATTAGGCTTTATTTAGGGTGGAGACATACATTAAGTGACGAACCTTTATTTAATAGCAAAAAAGATCCACAATATAACATAACAGAAATAATATCCAAACAGATAGTCCCTCCTTTACCAAGCGGAGATCTTCCTACTATGTATTCTAGACAACACCCAGGATTATGGAGACCAAGATTGATACAATTTTCTAATGAAATAAAAGATGAATATACAATATATAACGATAGATTTCCAGATAATAAAGTAATAGGTATGAAACTAAAATATCCTATAAAAGTTTATGAAATCCCTGATATTTATAAAAGTATTTATTTTCCATCATATACTTACAGAATATAAAGAATAAAAATATTATTTAATAATGTATAATGGATAAAATAAATAAGTTGTTAAGTATACCTCAATATGAACAAAGATCGGATATGTGGTTTAAACAAAGAAAAAATAAATTGACATCAAGTGATGCCGCCACTGTCTTGGGTATAAATCCTTATTCTAAACCAGACGAAATTTTATTTAGAAAATGTGGTCATGATATAAAACCGTTTACTGGAAATATAGCAACGAGACATGGTCAGAAATATGAAGATGAAGCTATAGAAAAATACTGTAAATTAACAAACCAAACGAATTATAATTTTGGTTTGATTTCTCACCAAGAAGTTTATAACACCGACGAGTATTATTGGTTAGCAGGTTCACCAGACGGGATATCAATAGGAAATGAAAAAGAACCTATTTTACTTGAAGTAAAATGTCCTTATAAAAGAAAAATAATATCGGGATATATTCCGGAATATTATGTTCCTCAGGTTCAACTTAATATGTTTATATGTAATTTAAATGTCTCAGATTTTATAGAATATCTCCCACCTGATAAAATGAATATAGTAAGAGTATATAGAGATCAGAAATGGCTAGACGATAATCTCCCTAAATTAAAAAATTTCTGGGAATCGGTTGAATATTATAGAAAAAATGACATAACAAAACATCCTAACTTTCCCAAAGTAAAAAAAAATCTTGATCTATCTGAAAGAGAAGACGACTCCGAAATTTTAAATAAATTTTCAATAAGAGAGTAACAAATTTAAAAGAATAAAATATTTAACATAAATGGGTATAAGAGGCCTAAATACATTAATTAAAAAATATTCTCCGGATTCAATTACATATAATGATGTAACAAAATATAAAAATTCTATCGTCGCTATAGACGCTAGTATATTACTTTATAAATTTAAATACGCATCTAAAGCAGAAAATTCTCATTTAATAGGGATAATAAATAGAATTAAATTTTATTTAATGAACTCGATTCTTCCTGTTTTTATATTTGATGGAGTGCCACCGGATGAAAAGAAAATAACACTTGAAAAAAGACAGGCTCAAAAAGAAAAAATATATATTAAATTGGAAGAATTGAAAAGAAGAATTCCAGAAACCGACGAAGAGAGAGAAAACATAGAAAATGAAATAAATAGAATAAATAATCAAATTATAAATGTAAAAAAACATCATGTAGAAGAGTGTAAAATTTTATTAGAAAAATCTGGTATACCCTATGTTATTGCACCGAATGACGCCGAAAAATATTGTTCGTTTATTCAACAAAATGGTTTAGTCGATTATACAATTACAGACGATACTGATGCTATAACGTTTTATTGTAAAAAAATTTTAAAAACTAGTATAAATTCTATAACAGAAATAAACACTGATAAAATATTGGAAGATTTTGAAATGAATAGAGACATGTTTATAGATTATTGTATTTTATCAGGGTGTGATTATACAGATACCATAAGTCAGATAGGACCTATAAAATCTTTCAATCTTATAAAAAAACATAAGTGTATCGAAGAAGTATTGAAAACCCTTGATAAACAGGTTTGTAATTTTAATTTCTTACAGGCTAGGAAAATTTTCAAAGAATTTGATTATGATGTACCCGAAAAATTTTCATTGGTATATAAAGATAAAGATGAATTAATTTCGTTTTTAAATTCACATGATGTTAAAAAAAATGTAATTAATAAATTCATTAAAATTTTAAAATAAAAAATAAAAAAAAATATTTTTATATATTAAAAAATTATGGATCCACTTACACTCTTTTTCGGTGTCAAGCGCCGTCGCAGAACAGCGGCTCGGCGCCCAAGAAAAGCCAGACGTTCTGGCAAAAGAAGCCCCCGTCGTAGTCCCGTACGTCGTAAGACACGTAAGACACGTAAGACTACAAAGTCGAAGAAACTTCTAAAATCTAAATCGTTTATATACATTAAGGGTACCAAGAGAAAGCTTTACAGAGGTAAGAAAGGAAGTCTATATTACATGAAGAATGGTAAAAAGGTTTACCTAACTAAGAAACAGCGTAGACGCGTAGGTAAGCCCCTAAAGTCTCGTCGCAAGTCTACTCGTAAGACCACCCGCCGTCGCAAGACCACCCGTCGCCGTCCTCGTCGTACAAGATTCGGTTACTGGTAAGTAAAATGTAAAATGTAAAATGTAAAATGTAAAATGTAAAATGTAAATAAAAAATATTAATAGTTAATGTAATTAATAATTTTTATTTAAGATTTGATTAGTATTTAGGGTCTCTAATTATAAATAGATCCTTATCAAATCCCTCGGCATTACAACAAAGTCCCAAACGATCGAGTACACCTTTAAAATTTTTTCTAGCTTCTATATTACATTCTTTGCTTTCTTTATAAGAAGAGCAATTTTCTATATATAAATACAGAATACTGTTTTGAGATTCTAATTTGGATGGTTTAAAATTTTCAGATTTAATTTCGTATTGGGGATATTCTTCTGTTATATATCCCATTAATTTACGCACATTATAATGATAATGTCCTTCGTTTATAATTTTAACATTATTGTAAATATCAATCAAGCTTTTATATATAATTGGATTTTTTGGAGGAGTTATTATAATCCCATTATATATTCCGATTTTGTCAAACTGTCTTACTGTTGCCCAAGAATATTTTTCTTCAGAATCTAATTTATCAGTAATATATTTTAGATTCACTATAGGTATTGTTTTTATATCTAAATATACTCCCCCATATTTATATAAAGCAGCGTATCTCCAAAAATCAGCCTTGTGAGCACCGACATTTAATTTATTAAATACATTTACGTAGTCTTCTCCATAATTTTCTATTAAGAAGTTTATACAATCTTTATCATCGAAATCTTTTATCACGAATCCTTTAGAGATTTGTGATATGTCATTTGTATAATCTTTTTTATTTGTAGTTCTCCATATAATCTTCGGTATCGGGGTTTTCTTTAAAAAAATATCCTGTGACATCGGGGTTTTTTTTATTGGGGGTTTCCTTGTTAAATACAGAGATAGTATTATAACCAATATCAATAGAATTATTAACATTATTATAAAATAATCATTTTAATTTAATTTAAATTATTTAATTCTTCTAGTGTTATATTTTCTCTTTTTAATGTAAGTATTTTTTCTATAGATCTTATAGTCGTGGCTATAGTTTTTGTTTCGTTTATTTTAGATATTATAATTCTTCCGTCTCTAATATTAATGTCTAAAATACATCCATCTTTATAATTATCAAGGGATTTTATTTCGTTTATATACTTTTTTCCGTTTTCATCTGAAAAATGAATTTTAGCAAATAATTTTTTTCTTCTAAATTCCATACTATAAAGATCTATATCATCTCCGTTTTCTTTTAAAACTAGACCTATTTCTATAGCCAGAGGATTTTTCCATTTAAAAGAAGAGTAATTTATGCCTGTTAATATTGGTAAATAATTTGGAATCATGAATATTTCTTCATCTTCATTGACATATCCCAAGTCTATTATTTTATCAAAATATGTCGTGCATTTAATATTAACATTGGGTATTATAGAATTATGTAAAAATGTTTCACTTTCTAGAATTCTATCCGAAAAACAATATTTATTTATTTTATTTCCCCCGATCATAAAAGAATCGTAAATTATAATAGAATTATCTTCCATATTGGTAGATATATCAAATATACTTCTTTCATAATATTCGTCGTTACATTTGATATCTAATTCATATATAGCAAAATCCTTAAATATTATAACACTTCTCTTATAACCATTATTATCATTAAAGAGAAATAATATAGATCTTTTATATTTTGATATATTTTTTTTCAGATAATAATATCGAAATGTAATCATTTTAAAAATGTCTTTTCTTTCTAAACTAATAGAATTTTGAGAAGGAAAGTAATAATCTGTATTCCCAGTCCAATCGTTATTCAATAAAAATATTATTTGTTTTTTAAAAAAATCATCAGTTATTTCTTTAAACATTTATCTATTACTATAAAGTCTTCTTTAAATTTATTTAAAGACAAAATATAAATGTATTATATCAATGGATATAACATATAAAGAAGAAACGTTAATAAATTTCCTTCTTTTGTTTTTCAAAAACAAAATTGTATTATTAAGAGATATATTAACTCAAAAGACCCCTTTGAGTTTAAGATTGATAGATTGGTTAATAACTAATTATTCCAAGAAGTATAATATAATATACCCAGTTTATTCAAAAAAACAAAAGATTTACTTTAATATGTATTTAGATTACAAAAATCAATTAAAGGCTTATTCAAAAAAATATTTTGATCCTTTTTGTAGACAAAGAAGGATAATTGTAGATACAAAGAATCTCAAATGGGATGTTTACAAAGAAACCCAGGAGTTAAAAGACGAATATATAATAACAACAGTTGGGCAATTAAATTTTTTTAGATGGTTTATAGAAAACAATGTTTTTGATTACGCTATAGAAAATATAAAACTTATAGATTTAGATATGACTAACACCATGAGTAATAAATTGAAAAATAAAAGATCTGTTTTATCTCCAAGTGCTCTTAAAGGTATTTATACTAATTATCAACCTATAACTATAGAATTTGGGAATTAAAATAAATTTAAAGCTGTACATTATATTATATTATTATGAATAACCCTCTAAAAGATTGGTTTATAAAAAATAACAAATATGTTAAAAGTCCTGGTATTAATCCATATACTCATCTTATGTTGGACGGGGGAAAATTAAATTTAGAGTCTGATTACTCAACTTTTCAAGAAATTTACTCAGAGTGTTTAAATTTTAAAAACTGCATCGTAGAAGTAAAAACAGACATTTATAAGTTTTTTATAGATTTTGATTTTTTAATAGCAAAGGAAATGTATAAAGAAGAAGAATTCAATAATGATATTATCATGTATATTAAACTTATACAGGAAACTATTAAATATATATATTCAAAGGATTTTTTATGTATAATTACTTCTACAAATGTAATAAAAGAAATTCATAAAAATGATAAAGATTTTTTAAAAATTGGTTATCATTTGCATTGGCCAGAATTGTTTGTAAATAATAAAATTTCCCTGAATATAAGAGAAAATATAATTTCAAGATTTGAATCTCTTTATGGAAAAACATTGAAAAACGTTGGAACTTGGGATAAGATATTTGACAAAAGTGTATATAATAAAAATGGTCTGAGGATGATATATTCAGATAAATACGATAAATCTACCATGACGTATGAAGGTAGATATTATATTATTAAATATGTTTTTATAGGAGCTTCAGAATCATCTGAGTTGGAAAATATGTACGAAAATGATATAAAAAAATCAATTAGAGATACTAGTATAAGATGCGAAGGAGAATTACCAAAAATAACAGATGTTATAAACATTATAGAATATACAGACGAAGACCCCCCTGATAAGATAGAAAATAAAGGATTTACATCATTAAATAAAACTGATCAAGAATACATATATATACTTAAATTTTTTAATAATTACGTGACTAGTCATAAAGCAAGTGATATAAATGCTATATTAAAACATCGTGATAACGACAACGTTTATATTATATCTTCAAAAAGTAAATATTGTAATAATATATGCGGTTGTCATACAAACAATCATATATATTTTAAACTAACTAAAGAAGGTTTATGCCAAAAGTGTAGATCGGAATCGGAAGGACAAAGTGGTAAAAAATGTAGTAGTTATTCATCTGAACTTATCCCCTTAAATCAAAGTTTATGCGGGGTACTTGGATGGAAATTAAAGGATAAAAAAGTAAAAAAAGAAACGATTTTAAAAGAAGATAATTCCGTGGAAAGTATAATCAATAATCAAAAGAAACTATTAATAGGGATTTAATAATAATAATGTAACAAAACTACTATAACCAATGAGTTTACAACAGACAATAATATAGTTCCATATAAATTACTTTCGGTTGAGCTTTTCATTACAAAAGGGATTAATTTATATAATGTTTCTTTAACATAATCAGAATTTAAAAATAGATAAAAAAGTGTTACAAATGAAAATATTATAATATTTCTTTTTGTTATAATATTTTTTATAAAAGAATATTCATTTTCATCATAGTGTTTTATATTGTATTCTTTGTTTATATTCTGTTCAATCTCGTCCCTAGAATGATAAATTTCTCCTGAATTTTCATTTTCATTTTCATTTTCATTTTCATGTATGTGTTGTTGAATTTCTTCTACATTTTTTTTCTTGGTTATTGGATTTTTCATTTGCAAATCGCTCACTAGACATCCGTAATCGTCCATTTACAATTAACAAAATTTTTAATTATTTTAATAATAAACGTTTAAAAAAAAAATATATTATATTATTAAACACAAATGGGTTTAAGTAACGTAGGTCCTAAAGTATTTAATTCTGTTGGTTCCCAAGGAGTTAGCAGGGTAAATAAAGCTAATGAAAAGACGAAAATAGAATCAGATTTCTTAACAAATCCTACTTTAAAATATATCTCAGGAACTGGTTTAAATGTTATTCCTGGTACTATTACATCTGTCCCTACCACAACTACATATTCATCTTCGGGTAATACAAATACTGAGACATTTGACATTTCTAGTGATATAGACGCTATTAGCTCTATAGATCTAAGCTATGAATTTTGTTTAAATCCTGCTACGGAGCTTCCAAATTGGCAGACAACCAATGCAGGCACTGGCACCGGTGCCGATTGTTTATTTATATCCAGAGATTTCTTTTATTCTCTAATAAATAAAATAGAAATTAAAGTTGGAGGTTTGACACAACAAACATTGTATCCAGAAGAAATTCTTCTTAGAAATTTAACGGAGTTTCCTGGACAAGGAGATTACAAAGATTTTTTAAGTAACTCAATGAACGCGGCCGGAGGAGACAAAAAAATTCCAGAACAGAAATTAATAGAGGATTATATATTAAATGCAAAGGTTGCGGGAAATGGAGCTTTAAATGCTAGTGCTAACGCTAGACCTTCTGATCAAGCAACTTTTATTGGTGATGTGACCGCCGGCACTATAACTGACATGGACGATGCTAAGGGACCTCGTAAACAATTAGCGGAAAATGCAGACTATAATAGACTCGTAAGACTTATCCCAGGGGAAACCGTTCAGGGTAGTATATCAATTCCGTTTTCAGGAAGAGCTATTGATATGAGAAAATCCTTTTTACAAGCGGGTGCAGATACAAATGCTATAACAGTTAAAGTATTTTATAATCCTACACAGCCTACTTTACAACAGGGCGTTTCCAGTGCTCCTTCAAATGGAGAACGTGGAAACTTTGGATTTATTAGATATCCTTCTAAAATTAAAAATTTCAAAACTTATTTAACGGTTAAAAATCACATGATCACAGAGACTGAAAAAGAATTCATAGCTGAAAATATAATAAACAGAGTATCTAGTTCTTCACAGATGATTTCATATGTAGTAAGTGACCCAAATGATTCCACTGGGTTAGAATTAACAACGGATTCTGTTAAAAAACTTCCTGTTCATCCTTACTCTTCTTATCCAATAAGCCAAGCAAGTGACGTTGTTTCTTTTCCTACAGGAACTAGCGAAATAGAGATAGATTTAGGAGATTTAGATATAATATGTTCGCATTTAATGATAGCGGCATTTTGTCCAATACATGATAAAAACGGTAATTTAGTAAGACAACCTGCTGACGATGGAGAGAGATTATATTCTGCTGTTACGGTGGTTAATGGTACGACGGGGGCGTCGGCAACTGGGGCGATACCTAGTGGTATATTAAATAAAATGATAGAAGCGGACGCCGGTGCTGACACACATAGAATACATCCAGCGGATTTATTCATGTATAGCGGCTATACCCCTGCAGATTTAAGTTTAAGATCCTCTGCTACCGCAGAAAATGTAAGGGGTTGTGTCCAAAATTGGCTCAAAAGCGCCGAATTGGTAATAGGAAATGAAAGAACAGGAATAATACCTGGTTCTCAGTTATTAAATAATAGAGCTTCACATGGTTTACCAGGTTCTTATGATTATCCAGTTTATATTATTCCAACTGCAGATCAAGCTTTTAGCACTGCAGGAGTACCACTTATCAAGTGCTCCAATAAAAAACTAAGACTTAACGTAGATAATAGCATATTGACACACAATGGGCCTTTTGTTAAGAAACAGGCTAATACACCATTTGATAACAGTACCGAAACCGGAAATGCCTTTTCGAATACTAAACCACTTTATACAAAAATTGTCGTGGTCGCAGCAGGTAATAAGGTACAAACTACGGTTGGGGGTTCTATTTCATACGCGTCGTAAAAAAAATATTCGTAATTAATTTAAAAAAAAATATCTTTTATATATATCAAAAGAAATGTCGGGAGCGGTAGCAGCCCACGCAGCGTTTAACGGTAGCGGTACACAGGCCCTTGCGGTAACTAACAAGATAGAAGGTGACGATGATGTTCTTTCCGTTTTCTGGAACAAGAATGACACTCTAAAGCAGTTACTCTACGGTTCGGCCGTACTTGAGATTCCAACTAGTGGCACAGGCAGCGGTTCGACTTTCGGTGGTTCGCAGATTTTCACTGTTAATAACGATATTGATTGTCTAGGCGACCTTTGGGCCGCCGTAACAGTTACTGGAGCGGTCCACACGGACGATGCAAATGCATTGGCTCCATTCGGTCTAGTAAATGCTCTCAAAAGAATAGAATTTCAGGTAGGAACTCAGATATGGCAGACATTAGAGAAAGACGATCTTCTAGGATTACTTTCTACAGAATTGTCTGAATCCGCTTTTGAGAAGTTAGGTGTTCAGGCTAACGGCTGGATGTCTTCAACAGGAAAATTCCACGATGGCGCTTCCAA